ATGTTGTTCAGCAAGTTATACATCTTGTTTGTTTCAGATGCAATCTTACCGTATGTACCAGCAGGAGTAGCGCCGGATTCGTTCGCATTGTCACGAAGAATATTAGAACTCTTAATATCAGATTCTGTAATTTCCTTAATGGTCTTTACAATATCCGACTTAGTTTCACGGGCACGATTACGTTCGTCTCTATACAAAATAAATGCCTTGGCAACTGAGCCGAAACCATTACTCATCAATGTCTTTTCAATGACATTCTGAATATCTTCGACTCTTGCTGACTTAGCATCATTTGCAGAAATTATTTCAACTACTTCATCAACCAGCTGATCAATACCTTCTTCTGTATATTTCTCATCGATTGACTTAAATGCATTTTCAATTGCGGTATATACTTTTGCTATATTAAACTTACGTCTACGATTATCTCGTTTGATTACGTTTTTAATCATATATTTCCTTTCTATAAACACTCTACAAACAATCTATTCACAATAACACAATCAACATTAGTTCTCGAGCGTGTTTTATTTATAATCCTGTGGTCCTTACCTGATGGACAATTTCACGTAATTTTTCTTCGACTTTCATAGCGTCACCAAGGGAGACATTTGACGGAATATGTGAGATGGCATTGTACAGCCAGACTTCCCAATTATTATCATTAATCATAATTTTACCTCTTTAACTTTGAAACAAAAATAGTAAATTTTTTTGAACGTTTGGAAAGAAAATAAAAAATCCGTAAATATCAATAAAAAGAAAGGACCGTATAAAACGGTCCTCGATAGCTAGTTCAAGCTCTAAATTTCTTTACTTGTGTGCTGGTCCAGATATTGCTGGAATGACTCGTGGTCAAATGACTTTACTTCGCTGTTACAGTTACGAATCACGTCATATCCCGCCTTTCTGAGCATCTCTTTTGCACGTGCTAAATTTTCACTGTTCAATTCACGCATTATATAAACTCCTATTACGAGAAGTTAGTCAACAGCCCGTATTCCTTTTCAAGCTTCTGGACCGTATCTGTCATAAGGTTATTCAGTGCAATCTTATTCTGGAACTGCTTGGAGAGATTCTCGACTGCATCAATAAAGGCACGAAGCTTACGCTGCATGTTTTCTTCATTATAAATTTCGTCAGAGAACTTATAAGTCTTTTCGTCAATCTTGAATTCAGTTCCAGTTCCAAGCGTAATCTCAACAAGTTCATCAGCGAAATCGCGAATGATTTCATACACTTCCTGGAGATGAGTATGGATGAATCCCTTTTCACACTGCCAGTGATAGATATTAATCTTGTTAGAGAATGTCAATGCATCGACAGCAAAGGAATACAAACTTTGAAATTCGTTATCCTTGGTCGCAGCATAGTAAGCGGTAAATGATTGTTCTTGTTCCATTGTAAATCCTTTTTCTTATTTATTTATTTTAATTTCAATTTACCTTCAAGATATTCCTGCATGGCCTGGGCCTGGGCCTTTTCGTATACCATCTGAGGATCACTCTTTCCAGGTTTATACATTTCCATAGACAATGCCGTCACTCGTTCCTGATAATCAGGATGTTTATATATTTCAGAAGCATTCTTTATTTCTGTATATTCACCATTGGCTGTAGTTATCTTAGTAACGCCTGCCTTTTCTGCAAACTTCTGCTCAGCCTGTGCTTCGGCTTTGGCATTTTCATATCCGATGTCCATAATCTTCTTACCGGTTTCAGACATTCCGTTATAGACCGGATTACTATTAGAATCATCGTCAAGTTTCATATCTTCAAGTTCAGCAAGCTCAGGACGGACAGCTTCCTGCTGTGCAATCCTAGAAGCTTCTTCGGCGGCGAACGCCCTGCTTTCTTTCTTGTCGTCAAATCGTTTCTGACGACCTTCAACCCTGTCCTTAATAAATCCTTCTTCACCAACCATCTGCTGACGGTTCATAGAATGAGTTTCGGATTCCGCATTATCCTTAGCCGCGGCAGACCAGTCGTCACGTACAGATTCGGTCTCGTTAAGAGATATAGCATGTTCGGCAGAATCCTGATACCTTGCATTACGGAGTTTCTGTTCAGAAGACATAGAATTACGTTCTGCCTGGAATCTAGTCTGTTGTCCCTGTGCGACTTCGATTTGTTCTTGCTTCTGTCTATTCAAATCAGAAATTTCAGCATTTATCTGGTCGATTTCGCTAGCAAGCTTATCAATTTCTTGTTGCTTTCTTTCTTCAGAATTCAACCATGCTTTCTTATTATAAGCTTCTTGTGCGGCAGCTTCTTCTTCCTTAGCCTTAGCCAAAGCTTCTTGAGCCGCAGCTAATTCAGCATTAGCCGCTTTTAAATTAGTATTAGCAGCTTTACGATTTTCAGCGGCAAGCTGTTCTGCATCATACAATTCACTATTCTTTTCACGTAATCTTCTGGTAGTACCTTCAGTCTTTCCTTCTTCGTAATTCTTTACAGCCTCGCCGTGTTTTTCGACTGCGTTCTTATAGTCGGTTTCTCTAGCAACTTGTTTAGCCTCAGCTTCTCTTACGGCCTGTTCTGCTGCTTCAGTCTTTTGCTGTGCTGCTTCAAGTGCTTCTTTTTCTTTCGTTGTAAAAACTTTGTTTTCGTCCATTTCAAGCTGACGCATTTCATCAAGCTTCTGCTGACGTTCTTCCTTCTTTTCGGAAATTTCATTATCCAATGCACTTTCGCCGTTACGGAGAGATTCTTCGTGACGCCTTGCCATATTCTGGTCTTCATGCGGGGTTCTTACACCACGACCGCCGCGATATGCCTGAGCCATAGCTTCCTGCATAGCCTTATACTGAGCTTCGCCAGCATTATACGCATTTTCAGAAGCATTTGCCTGCGAGCTTTCAGCAAGTCTGACATAATAACTCTGATATGAAAATTTCAATGTCCATTTGGCAATATCCGCAGCTGCATAGTCAAGGTCATACTTTGTATAATCGGTAAGTTTCAAATCGTTAAAAACATACTCGATTACAACATCGCTAAAATTATTCTTATAGACAGATACTACGATTTCTTTAATATAATCTGTCAAATTATAACTAGCTACTCCCGCAGTCGGATCATATAATCTATTAAGAAAGATATTAACAAGGTCCTGTATTCGCAAATAAGCATAGTCTTTCATATCTTCACGATAATTTTCCATGAAGTCAAGGCTTAAATCTTCAAGTCCTGTATAGTCCGGAATTAAGAATTTCTTCTCATTATTTCCGTACTTATAAATTTCTTCCTTATACTTATACGAAGGCAAAGAAACACTCAAACATTCCGGTAATTCCTTATATTCACTGCTATCATCCATCTTGATTCTAACAGTATATGCGTCAGAAAGCTTTACCGTTTTAATATTTTGCCATTCGTATATTCGACAGAGACTCATATGTTATTTATAAATATGTATATGGATTTGAATAGTTTAAATGCCTTACTTCCGAAATTCTGGACCGCTGAAAAGTGCGGTAAACATGAAGGCCTTGCAAGCCAACACGGTATGTTACTTATGAAAAATCTTTTGGTAAAACCAGAAGATTTATTTGAGCAATTGGCAAAAAATACATTTACTTTTCAAAATTTCTCTAAGATTTCCTGGGCGGATTTCCTCCACAGGGCAAACCTCGCTGAATATCTCAAACCTGAATATATCAACGACGCCTTGAACGTAACTACTGCCAGACCGGCAATCGGTAAAGGCGAATTCCTGTTCGCAAGCTGTTTCGCAAATATCGGATTCAGTTCAGGTAAAGGCGACTTGGTTGACTTGAGAAATAATACCCGCATCGAATTCAAGGGCATTCGTTCTACATTATCCGGCGACGGTAAGGAATACAAGCAGATGAATCGTTCGCTTATGTATTCTGTCTTCTCTCAGTTCAATACAAGCACGCAATTCGACCATTTCAACCGTGATTGCGGAAAAGACCTTGACGAACTTTTAAAGCATTCACCGGATAAAATAGAAACCGTATTGAAAATGCTTCAAAACCTTTCTAACGAAAATACAAAGATTGCTAACATGTTCGGCAAGCTTTATAGACTGAAAGGTAATATCTTCAACACAGTCGGCGCAATGCAACTGTATACCTATATGAATTTACAAAAGTCGTCTTACTTATTAATGACAAACGACCAGGGATTTTGCTGTTTCCAAAAACCGGAACAGCCTATTGACGCATATAATATAGTAACAAATGTAAAGCTTTCTAGCTGGGAAACCGGAAATAGAGGCATGACTATAGGTATCTAATGGCAGCAGAAAATGTAATATTGGATCCGGGTGCCGCTATCGGCTCAAGCGCTATTGCAAAACAAACTTGCAATATTACTTTGATATACGGTAGTGATGATCCTGACAAAGGTTATAATATCCCAAGCGATAAAATCGTCGATATTATCATTCGTGAAAATTTCTTCCTGTTGCTTCCGACTATGACTTTGAAACTGACTGACGTCGGTTCCATATTCCATGATGTCAATTTCCAAATCGGCAATACGATTTATATCAAGGTAATGCCTGATATGATAAGCGACGACGATAACCATGTCGCCGTCAAGCCGTTACTCGAAGGTACATTCAATATACAGGCTATCGATAACTCGATGGATTTCGACCGTGATTCTTATATCTATACTTTCTATTGTATGTACTCTGCTGAAAAATATTTGAACGATATTTGCGTATGGCCAAAATCCGATACGATGGCCGGTAAGACTCCATCGCTCGACAAATCATTTACCAGCGCTGAAACTCTTGCCGTAGTTCTTTCAAATGCTGGATTAACTCCTGTTATAGATTTCGATTCTGCACCTGACGACAATATGTCCTGGCTCAATTCGACCTTGACCTATTCTGAATTCGCGAAAAAGATTGTAAGCCACGCATGGATTTCTGACGACGATATGCCGTTAATGTATGTCGACCGAAACGGTAACGCTTATTATACTTCGTTGAATACGCTTTGTGGAAAAACTGTTACAGCACAATATATTCATCAGTCTCGTTATCAGAAATATTATGACAAAAAATATAGTAACGATGCGAATACTACTGAAAAACCGGAAGTATATAGTGTCTATTATGACATTGACATCGCTAACCATGGTTATTTACAGGATCAAGGCGGATATAATATCAAGAAGTATGTATTTAATCCGTACAATACTTCTACCATGAGCATGATCGAATTTCCACCTGTAACTTTTGACATAACAAATCCGAAAGCGCTTACGTTTAACGATACATGCTTTAGGTCAAAAGATTTCAAAAATAATGTACTTCGTGTCGGCAAGATTTCTAACCAGTCTGATACACAGGGTGAAGCTGTCAGATTCCATTCTGTAGGAACTCATTTTCTGCAGACACATGAATATTATGACTATGCGCCGGTTCATCACGACAGTATCAAACATGCATTTTTCCAGCAATTCGCATTCTTGACCATCAGTGTTACTGATCAGCCAGGTTATGCAGCTGACCCGAAACAATATCTTAAGCTTGGTGACAGAATTTCAGTCGATATGACTACCGTAAATCATAAGACTTCTGTTCAATCCAATAACTATATCGTTACCGGTCTCACGCACCGTTTTGCTTTCGGCGCAAAATATACGATAATGGCTACTTGTGCTTCTGACGGCGTTGGCGGTGTTGGTCCGCTCAGAAAGCAAACCAAGTATACTCAACCTGTTAAGTAAAGAGGTTTTATGAATACTAGTTCTGATATGAATTCGTTGTTAAATGATGCAATGACTAGCATTGAACAAGGTTTTGAAAAATCCCTTGTTACTAACGACGACTATAATTCCGTTGACCCTGCAGGCGACAGATGGACCGGCAAGGTTATTGATAACGATGACCCACTCAAACTCGGTCGTGTAAAAATCCTTATTTTCGGATATTATGACGATTTGGCTGAAAGCGCTCTTCCATGGGCTGTTCCTGATATGGGATTTTTTGGCGGTACGAATGGTAACTTCATCATTCCTGAGATAGGTACCATATTACGCGGTTATTTTGACCAGAAGGACATCCAGAAGCCAATTTTCGACGCGATCGCATACACGCAACGTACTGCGCAAGACATGACCAAAAACCCTCTTATGGGCAAACTGGAAGACTATCCGAATAAGATGGTCCTGCTCGAAACTGACCAAGGCGAATATCTTACATTGAATAAGAAAACCGGCGAAACCGAATTCCATCACCGTACTGGTCTTTCTATTACAATCGGTGCTGACGGTTCATTGACTATCAATACCGGTGAAGACTTTAGCGGTCCTGGTAAGCTTACAGTCAATGCCGGCGGAAATGCTGACATTATCGTTGGTCAAAATGCCAAAATCAGGGCTAAGGGCAACGTCAATATTAATGCCGTTCAAGGAAATGTTAACCTAGGTAGAAATCCTGCTAAACAATTGTGCAATAACTTCACTAACTGTCTATTTACTGGCATTCCGCATAATGTCGGAAATACGAACGTAAAGTGCTAGCTATAAATAATGTATGCTGAGTTTAAGTGCAAATCCAGATTTTACAACATTAACTAATACAAAAATCACCAACCCGTATTATGACCTCGATGCTTTCGGGGAACAGACAGAAGTTTGGGGAAAAGAAGCATTAGACCAAATGATTGAAAATGTGTTGTTGACGGAACCTTTCGAAAGGCTCTTCAATCTCGCATATGGTTCTCCGTTATATCTGTTGCTTTTTGAAAACTTTTCTCAGGCAGACGAATTGATGCCCCGTGTCTTTGACACCATCGAATACTGGGTTCCGATTAAAATCGACCGTGGTAATGCTGATATTGTAAAAGACGAATTCAATCATGTCATAACATTTAAAATTCCGTATATTTCGAATGACGGCTTGATTCAGGGCATTTTTGCACGCAGGATTAGAAAATAATGGCAATTTACGATTACGAAACATTACAGGAAACTGATCCTACCGAAATGGAAAGATTAAAGAAGAAATTCGCTGGTAATCCGCCAGTGAATGATACCAATTATGGTCTTTCCAGATTTCAGCTCACTACTTACGATGGTGAAGTTCCTGTTAATCTTATCGGTGTTCTCGAAGAATTGCCCGAATTTTCTTTTAATGTTGATTATGCTGACGGTCCTGGTACTTTATGGCAAGATATGCTTCAACAGTTTACTACCAATGACCTATTCAATACTGTCAACGCTATCGGCGCCGCAACTGGTACAAACTGGATAAACTTTGTAAAAGCTGGTTCCTGGACTAAGAAAATCTATAATGGCTACAGTCCAGGTTCTATAGACTTAAAGTTTAAGATTTTTACCTCCGATACACTTGGTCAAACTTTACCGAATGACTGGATAAATGGTTTACGTAAATATGCCGCTATTTCTGCGAAGAATCAATTTGATTTCGCTGGCGCATTAAAAAATGTTTCTACCGGTCTTGAAAATGTTGAAGGTACTGCACAATATATGGGCAATACCTTCATGGAACATTATAACAAAGATAATCCGAAAAAAGCAGAAGAACAAACTGCAAACGAAAAAGACTTAGAGGAAAAAGAAAGAGATAAAGAAAACTTAGAAATGTTCTTATATCTCATGGTTTCAAACGGATATATCGGTCGTGAAATTCAAACTAGCTATGGTGAAAATGATTCATATTTACCATATAAATTAGATGTTGACCAAGAAAACAAAAAAGTTACAATAACAGCGAAAAAATCATATAGCAGAAATCCTACACAAACTGAAAAAAGTTATAAAGATAGTGAAAGCATCGACCAATTTAAAGGAATAGTCGAAGACTTAATCAAGGATCATCTTAGTTCAAATACTGCGTTCCAAAATGAAGTAGTAAAAAAATTTAATGACCATTGTAATAGTGCAGCAAATGAAATGAAAGATAAAAAACCGGATGATACTGTTTCTTCTGAAATTGAAAAACTTGCCGGTTTAAGACCTTTAATAAAGGCTGCAAATGAATTTTTAGGGACTACTGTTAAAAAGTATGGTCCATATCGTGTATTGTATAAGTTTAACAGAGAAAATAGTTTCGGTGCAAAATTATGGTATTTGAATATTTACGGCGGAACTATCTTCAAAAAAGAAACACCTCTCATCGTTTATATTTCGAACTGGTCCGTAAAACGTTCTGAAGAAACAAATAATAGCGGACACTATTATTATGAATTTTCTGTTACTTGTAATCTTGACCAAACATATTCGAGAGCACAATGGTATCGTGTATTGGAGTCAAGTATTACCGGTTCAAATTCTAAAACGAATTGGGCAGATGCTGCTACAAGTCTTCAAAAAGAACTTTCTTCTGGTCTCGTTAATTTAAGACCAGACCAAAAATAATTTAATTATTCATATTTGGAAAAATTTCATTCAGATCTGCATCTGTAAGAATTTGTTGTGTTTCCATAGCAACTTTAAAGTCGACATATATCGGATTTACTGTCGAATCTATCAATGTAGTATTAATCGCTGGTTTAAACGACCAGCTTTTAATTAACCATTTAATCTTCGGGCTTTTCTTTATCATCGAACCCAATTCTAACGAACATAACGGAGCACCGCCAACATCAGTACCCATATCGCCAAGGTTTTCAATTTCTTTTAAAAAATTATTAAACTTATCTTTTATATCTCCGCCATTTGCAAATTCGTCTTTCAATTCAGTTATACTTTTACCTTGTGTCGCCTCAATCAATTCCTTAGATGCTTCGCCTATATCTTTACCGTAAGACTGTTCTGCCAAATTTAATGCCGTAGTCGTAACGTCAACACTAGATTCGAAATTATATTCCTGTGGCGTAGTTAGATAGATTAAGAAATGTATAATATCCTTATACATCGTAGTATTAAACATTTCATTAATCGGATAACTTCTAAATGTAAAATCCAAAGATAATGGCGAACCTGCCTTTGTCATTTTCTGAGTCCAGCCATCAGTAAAAATCGGCGGTCTATAGTTCTTATTATTAGATGCGATAGCACGTATAAGATTGTTGTTCGTAAAATCTTCAATCTTTTTTGTCAAGGTAGAAACCGGAGATAAATCCCATTCAGTCGTATAGCTTATTTCAGGTAATTGGTCGACAATTCCATGTATTTCTTTTACTGAAAGTTTTTCTCCGTTTACAAGCATATTTTCATTTACCGCAAGCTTAAACTTGTGTGAAGTATAAATTGGAGAATTATTTCCAAGCGTAGTGCTGTTATCAAGCTGGTCGTAAAATTTAATCAAAGACATGTTTTATTTCCTTGTCGCGCCAACCATAAAATACGGATTATCACCTGAACTTTCACGATGCCAGCTCTGCATTAACAGATATAGGTCAGACATCGATTTCTTCATATCGGATATATCCTTCTTCATATCTTCAATATCGACCTTCTTATCATTAATAGAAGTATTGATTGCTTCAGGATCCTTAGCAAGCTGATCAGATGCCGTGACAGTAGCTTCATTATTATTCCAGACTTCAGAAACTGCCGAAGTAATTGCGGCAATAGTTCTGATATTAACCGGTGATATCATTCCAAAACCGATTCTGTTCTGCATAGCGGATTGAACTGCAATGAACTTGACAGCCTTGTTAATAGATTCAAGCGGTGCCGTAATTTCTTTCAACATCGTACTGAATTCATTCTTAAGTTCCTGACTAAAGGAGACTTCAGATTTTGTATTCATCTGCTCTGCAGTTGTTGTTTCTCCATTATTAGATTTATCACCGAAAATCCATTCAAACAATCCACCGAATAATGACAGAACACCATCAATAATCATCTTCGGAATTGCCGTAAATATATCTATTACAAATTTACCGATTCCGACAAATATATCTACAACTTTACCAATCGCATCGACAAACAAACTACCGAATTTAGCAAGCGCGATAATTATACCGGCAATGAGCAAGACAACAAGTCCGACAATTACGATTGCAATACCAGCAGCAAGCACAAATTTTGCAATTTCAAGCATGTACTTAAATACCATGAAAATCTTTTCCATGACGAACTTAGCCAGTTCAAGTCCGCGTTTAAATATGCTAACGCCTTTTTCTTCTGCGAATGTTTCTGCTTCATGACCCATCTTTATCTTAAGAAGTAACATCTTTCCTGCATGTTCGATAATCAAGAAGCTAACACGCAATGCATGATAAGCAAGAGCCAAAACTCTAATAAGTATAGGTCCGCCTTTAAACAAAGCGAATACAATTCCTACACCTATCGCGATTTTCTTTCCTATTTTCGAGAATTTCTCTCGTAATTCCTCACCGATACCTTTCCAAAAACCTCTTAAGAAAGCGATAGCAATCAAGATATACGGTAATGACTTAGTAATGAAAGCAACAATCAACGCTACAGGATTCAAAATACCCTTAAGTATCGTTCCAAGTCCTCCCATGAACTGCTTGAAGTTGAATGGGAATTTCGGCTTTACAACCTTTTCCTTCTTTTCCTTATTCTCTGTCGGAACAGGTTTCTTATTTATCAAGGATTCAGTCTTCTTTGCCTGAGTAGATTTCTGTTCTGTCTTTATGAACTTATCGAAAAGCTTATTGTTTTCTTTCTGTAAGTTCGCAACAGCATCCAACGCCTTGACGATTGTCGGCGCCTCAAATTCCGGAGTTTGATTGTTTTCGGAAACAACTGCAGACTTTGTAGTCTCGATTGGTGAAGTGATTGCAGCGGATATTGTTTTATCGGCCGGCTTCTGTTCAGCCTTCGGCGCAATTACTCCCTTTCCGCCAACCTTTGCTTCCTTGAGAATATTATTGAGAGTCTTATCCAACTTATTGGCAGAATCTTTAATAGTCGAGATAAGAGAAGTCTTAAATGTCTGAATGACATTCTTTAACTTATCTCCTACCGCTGTAGTCTTTACGCCGGTTTCTTTTATGCTTTTATTGATTGCACCTTTAGAATCCAAAAATTTCTTTAAACTATCCAGTGCTTCAAGCTTCTCTGAATAATCGCGAATATCGCGTAAATTCTCATTAACCGCTGCCAAATCTGTGTTGGTTATACTCATATGTTATTTATAGCTATTTTATAAACCCGTCTTCCCACAGTTCACAGATCTTAGCTATAGAGTCAGTTATTTCTATTCCAGATACTTCATCCTTGACCGTTATTTTCTCATCAGGGCACAGACAAGCATATTCCTGCATGAATGTCTGAATACCAAGGTCACGAATCATCTTCTGCTTAAACGTTTCATCACGACCCGGAATTTCATTCCATTGAACCTTTGCCGGAACAAATGAATTAATACCGGCAACAGCCTTCTGCCAGATATTATAGAACTGATTCATTCCGTGTGGCGTAGAAATCAGAATCAACATAGCGTCAGAACGAGAAGATTGAGTCGGGAACACAGACTTAATAAAATCGTCAGCATCTTCCGGAGGCAAGAACGCAAATTCGTCCACCAACATCAAGTCAACAGTTCTACCACGAATTGCAGACGAACCAGAAGCGGCACAGAAAATTTTACAACCATTATCAAAACCAATCGATTCTTTTGACCAACCGCCACGGTCAGGGTTAATTCCCTGCTGTAGCCATAGAGGCAATTTCAAAATTGCCGCTCTAATTCTCTGCATGATTTCTTTTGCCTGCTGTTCCTTGTTAGCCAGGACAGCGATTTCTTTATCCTTATTAAATAAAGCGTACCAAAGAATGTAGAGCGTACAAATAGTCGTCTTACCACCCTGACGACCAAGAGTAATAATTCTGTTATTTCTTATATGACCTTCCTTGTCTTTATATGTGGCAAGGAACATCTGAATAATTCTTTCTTGATATTCGCGGAGTTCAATCGGCGCTGCACCTTTCTTATCCTGAATGATATAGAAATACTTGCAGAAATAAAATATATCCTTGGAACATTTGATGAATTCATCCATCTGTTCCTTGGTCATTTCAATTTTTTCACCATGACCGCGAAGTTCTGCGGACTTATTAAACATTTTTAATTTCCCTAATTAGCTTTAATATTTATAATTCCGCGAATCTTTATACTATAAATAATATAAACGTTAAAAAGGATTTAAAATGAACCTATTCGAAAATGCATACGATTATATCAGCGAAACTGTATCGCATGAGCCTAACTATGTGAAGCTCGCAAAATGGGCAATTTCTGTTCATTTCAATAGCGGCGCCAGTGTTGAAGGCGACCAGCAAACACCAATGCCGTCACGTATCGGTTATTACTTCAGCACTATCCGTTTCAAGAACTGGGTAGCTAACTATGAACCTGAAGTTGGTAAGTTTGCACCGCTCGCACTTTTCTATGACTGTAACTTCAAGACCTTTGTCGGTAAGCAAGAAGTCGAAGATAACCGTAAGTTTACGATTGTTTATGCAGTCGGCGACATCGACGGTCTTAAGGATGAAATCAGAGAAAATCCAGTAATTGCCAAGTGCTTCGCTGGCGATGAACCTGCGCCGGCTTTCAACAAGGAACTTCCAGCCGAACTTCACCGTATCGCTGAAGAACACGTGTTCTATGCCAAGTTCTACTGGAAGAACGATGAACAGGATGCTCTTGTTATCGGACAGTCTCGCCTTCATAACCTTGGTTCTATTATCAAGAACAGCGAATTCGCTACCGGTAAGACTGAAATCTTCCGTGACCGTCAGGCACGCGGTAAGAAAAATGACTTCCGTCATGATACCGGACTTTACACGACGCTTCCGCTTTCTCAGAAGCGTGAATTCTTGACTAAGATTAGCTATCCGCTTGCTAATGCTCCTTATGCAGAAGTTAAGGTCAAGGATGATGAAGCAAAGGATGGATTCCGTACAATTCATGGTCCACGTACAGGTTATTCTGAACTTACTATGGTTGAAGATCCTAATACTAGCAGGCTGTATATTGGTGTTTCTCCAGATAATTACGGTACAGCAATCCGTTATAAAATGGAACAAGAAGGATTCTGTAACGCAGACGACTGGAAAGAAGTTAGCCTTAAGAACTCTGCGGGTACTGGTGTCAAGAAAGTCGGTTTCGGTACGACTGCACTTAAGGAAACTCTTAAGGGTATGATTTCCGGTGATTTGTCTGATAGTGGTAGGAAAGTTGCCAAGAAGAACGGTGAAGCCGCACCTCGTGCAACCGGTCCTGTCACATTCGCATGCGATAGCGCTTCGTTCGCTCGTATTACTCAGATGGCTAACCGAATGGTCGCTGCTTATAACAGTGAACATAAGACTACTGCTGTTGCTGATGTTAATAACGATAACGAAAGTATCACGCTTAGCGGTTTAAGCGCAAAGGCACTCGAACAGTTTACTGAAATTCTGGATAAACGCGGAATGAAGTATTCTAAAATGTAATCTCGTGTACTAGTGTACAAGGAGTTTCTTGGGGCGGTAACTATTTGGTTATCGCCCCATGTTAATATATAAAATATGAGCATTCCGTATATCAACACTATAGACGATATAAAAAATATACTCGATCAGTATTGTATCGAATATAAACAGCTCTCAGACGAGATGTACTGGATTGGCCTGTCTGACAAATACCAGATAGGCAGTATCTCAATATCGCTCAACGAAATACGATGCAGATTCCATTATACGGACGGTACAAGAATCTATGCCAATGCATTTACCTATAATAAAGAAGAATTCATGAAGGAGCTACGAAATGCTCAAAGTGCTTGGCAACGAAAATGCAATAAAGATATAGAAAAAATTCTCGATATATTATAAAAAGAACCTCAGATTTTACTCTGAGGTCTTTAAGTTCTTTTACTTATGCAGTAAGATTACTTCTTTTCCCAAGTGTTGTCGGTTTCGAAGTCGTATTCGACCTTGGAGTAGTCCGGGCTGAACACTGCGCTTGCGTCAGTGATAGCAGACAATGCAGAAGCACCGTCGAATTCCGGAGCAGCCCAATCAGTCTGCGGGAGCTTCGTGAAGACACGCTTGTTGAGAGCGGAAACACCACCAGAAAGTTCATAAACCGGAGCAGTCGTGTAGTGATACAGACCGTCAGAGTATGCCTTGTAACCAGGAACCTTAGACTGAGCTTCAGCCTCAGCATCAGAAGTTACGAAGTAAGCGGAAGTAACCTGAAGGTAATCATTACCAGCATTGTATTGATCTTCTCTACGTTTCATTTTTATTTCTCCTAAAATATCCTATGCAAAGGCTTATTCCTCTGCACCTATATTTATTTATAACAGTTTTCCGGAGATTCTTGTATAAAAATAAAAAACCGGAGAATTAACTCCGGTTTCAAAATATTTTTTATTATTAGATGCTTGCTAAGAATTCCTTGAAAGCCTTGATAATTTCCTTAGAACCGCCATTATCGACAGTCTTATTGAACTTCTTCTGAGCTTCGAATACCTTTTCACGCTGTTCGATATAAAGGCCCGTAGCTTCATTCAGAACCCACTTAGAAACATACTGTACAGATTCATACATCGGGTCAGTATAAGCGACCTGGGCAGACGGCATATACACTGAATCGATGGTTACGAGAGAATAGTCTTCAGCAACCATATTTCCTTCCGTAAGGTTTCCAGTACCACGAGAAGAAACACCCATACGAACACCGTCATTCAAAAGGGATTCAAGAATCTTTCCGTTCGGGGTATGTAAAACCTTTGCCTTACCCATAGCGAGATTACCGTCCATCTTAAGTTCAGTAATCATGATTGCAGATTCCTTCGGGTTAATTTCGATAGTATCTGGGTGGTTAAGTTCACCGAGAGCTTCACGAGATTCAATAAGCTTCTGGAACTTGTTAACTTCACGTTCGATAATAGAACGAGAATAAGTACGACCGTTACGGTTTACTTCTTCTGCCATCATGAACGGACCTGAAATATACATTGTCTTTGTATTATTTCCTGCATCTTCCATAAGCATTTTAGCTTCGGCGCAGGCTTCTTCACACAATAATTTCTTTGCTTCCATTGTAAAAATCCTTTTTATGTTTTATATATTTATAACATTTATCTGGATTTTTAGAAAAAATAAAACCCGGAGGTTAATCCGGGCTTATTTTTAGTTCTTTTAAGCTTAGCGAACAAAACGGTTCATGTCGCGAATATTGTCTGCACGGCCTGCACGGAAGTAAATATCCATCGGGTCAATTTCTTCCATAGGCTGTTCAAGAGAATTTTCTGCACAATCACTGCAAACAAAGTTTCCGTCTTCGTCATATTCACCGTCGCAAGATTCCTTACCGCAGATTGCGCAAACTTCACATTCACCATCTTCAGTGTAATAATCAGAATCATCGAAAGCAATACCGAAACCAGTTGCATCGTCTTCGAGCTCACAGTCAACTCCACATTCATTGATGATAGAATAACCTGCATCCTTAAGAGTCTTCAAAGCTTCCTTAAGTTCCTTGTCCTTCTTCTTTGCCCAGAACGGAACGAACTTAGACTTCTTATCTTTCTTGCCCTTCTTAGACTTCTTCTTA